AGAGTAACATTTGAGATTGTTGGTGAGTTTAAGTAATAAAATTGAGTGTATTTGTTATTGTAATTTGTTAAATCAATTAAATGTTGAAAATTTTTGTCATTTATTGCATTCTTAATTGAAAAAACAGTCATATAATTTTCAGAATAAAGATGGTTATTTTGTATTTCTGGAATCTTATAATCATTTGAAACATTAAATAAATCATAACGATTCGTATCAAATAAGCTATTTAAATACCATTCATTTAATATATCATATACTTTTGTAGTTTGAATAATATTATAAATATCTGAATATTTAACTGTTGATATAATTGATTCTTGCATTACTTGTTTACCACGTAATATTAAATAAAAATATTCAGATACGAGTGTTCTATAGATATTTGTATAAGTTGTAGTTGTAAAATATGTACTAATATCATTGTATTTTACTCTCATATTTCCATCTAATAAATATAAATCACATAATAAATAATATAAACTACATTGAAATAATTCATATGAATTAGTAGTATTATAGGCTCCTAAGTCTATATAATCATTATTATTTATATTAATAATCGGAATAGTCGTATTATGACTACTATTAGTTAAAAATGTAATATTTCCTCTATTTAATAATGAATATGGAGTTGTATTACCAGATGGTGGGTTTTCATTTTCTAATATCCAATATGTATATACAATATTATTTGCAAGAAATGATGTCATTGTATTTAAATTTGACGTTGAAAATGATGTAATGTTATCAAGTATTTTTAATGTATCAACATAATACATACTATTATTTATTATTCTATTTACATTATAGTCTAATTCATTAAAGTTATTATCTAATTTTGTTAATGTTGTAATATTACTTGATATATATGTTGGAATTTCATTATTATATAATTTATTTACTTGCATTATTAAAAGTGGATTATAATTATTGATATCATAATTTTCTAATGCATAATATGGTTTTAAATATTTTAAATCAGAATCATTTGGTGTATGTACATTATTAAAGAAATATGATTGAATACGTTTTAATTGAAATTCATAAGTTTTATAATAATTATCATATACATATGTATCTAAAAATGGAACTGTATATGTGTCTACATTTGCAAGATTACTTTGTGTTGTAAATAAATATGTTAAACTTGATGTTTTATCATATATAAAATCACTGTATTGATAAACATTATATCCAAATAATTTTCTGTTATAAACACCAAATTGATCCATTGTTGAAAGTGTTGGAATATATTGGTTTGAAGTTAAATTTATACTTTTAATACTATTATTGATTGTATTTAATTCAATATCATCTTTTAAATTTAAAACATAACTATTATTTATATATTCATTATAATAATTTGTAAAAATAGATTGCTTATCAAGTAAATATGTTTTAATTAAAGTTATATTTGGAATAAAGATATTACCATATACTTTTTGAGTATTTACAATTGTATAAATATCTGAAAGAGGATATAATATAGAGGTTTGATCTGATACATCTTTTAATGATGACCCAATGTCAATAGTATTATTTATACTAACAACATAATTATAATAATTTTGAGTATCTGTATCAAATGTTGTTAATATATCATTATATACATATGTTGATCTATAATTATTTAATGCTATATACATATCATTTGAGCTATAATATTCTAATGTATAATCATTAATATTAAGTGTATCAAGATTTGAATAAGATGTTAATTTTAATTTATTTGTTAATACAGTAGATGTAACTGTCGTGTCATTTAATATCATATATCTAATAAATTGTAAATTATCTAAATAATCGTTAAAATACATTATAAGATTCTTAACATCTTGAACATAAACATTAGCATTAGATATAAGATTAGTTTCATTTTGAGTTTGAGAACTATTTATCCGATGTGTTGAATAAAATATTAAATCAGATAAACATATATTTAAATTATTTGGTGGTACTGATATATTACCTTCATATTTTAATATATTATCTTTAATTGTTGAATATCCAGAAACATTCGAATAGAAAGTACTATTTGATAAAGAAAGAGTAACATTTGGTATACCAAACGTTGAATGATAATCTGATGAACCAACATAAAAATTTAATACATTTGTGATTACATTATCAATATCTGAATATTTAAAATCTATATAATTTTTTATTTTTAAATCAATGTTACCATATACGCTTAATGATAATAAATTCTCAATATATCCAAGATTTAAATATGAATAGTATAAATGAGGATTTATATTATATTGGTAATTTTTATTATTAAAATAACTTGGTTGAATATTAGAATCATGTAATTGAACTACTACATTACTTGCATCATATACAATTGAAGAAGCTAATACATTTCCAAGTCTTTGAATATTTGCATAAGTAAAATTATCACTTTTAATTGATCCAATATTTGATACATTATTTACATCTAATTGTGATCCATATATATAATAAATATATTCTTGTAATAATAATCCGCTAGGTGTAGTAAAAAAAGGATATATATTAGAATTAAACATGTTTTGAATAAAACTAGTAAATGATAAACATTCTGGATAAACATTCATAGGTATATTTAAAGTTCCTACCTGTGAAATTGAATTTGCAGAATAATATCCCTTAATCATAGCTGTGTTGTAAAAACTAAATATTAAATTATCATATACATAACTGTTTAATTTAATTGCATCTGTTAAATATTGAAAATCAGTTAGAAAACGTAAATATGTTCCTCCAGCGGGTGTAATATCATTTACTAAATAAACAATTCTTTTATTAATATTATTTAGTAAATCATGATAGTTATCAGTTGTATATTTATATAATATATTATTGTTAATTATTGGTAAAATATCAATAGATGATGTATATTGTTTAGATGTTAAATATTGTTTATAAGTTACATTGATATAATCATATAAATTTATTATATAATCTTCTAAAATATAATTACCATGAATACTTGAACCTTCATTATATAATTGATTTCTACCAATAAATGCATTAACATTACTTGTATATGTAGTATCTGCATAATAAATATTGTTTATTTTTGAAGTTTTTATATTATCAATATTTCCTGTAGAAAATGTATAAGTATTTTTTAATAAAAATATATTACTAATATTACTACCAAAATCATTTAAATATAAATTCATACTAAAAATAGATGAACTTGAACGAACAAAGTTATTTGCATTAACATAGAATGTAGCAATATTTACTCCATCATTATTATATGCATAAACATTTGTAATATCATAAGATGTTATAAACAAATTTGCATTCATTTGAATTTGAACATATTGTCTTGTATTTTCCAAATAATTGATTTTTTTATTCATATTAATCATATAATTTGACTTTTGAATAGTATTATTAATATTATTCCAATTAGATTGAAAAGCTGCACTATATGTATTAATTGAATTACTAATTATTGATAGATAATAGTTATTTGTAATTGTTAAATTATTAAAATTTTGATTTAATATTTTTTGTAAATATTGACTCATTATATTATTACCAGTATTATCTTGTTCACTAAATGTAGATGATCCTATTCCCGATAAACTAAATCCACCAAAACCATCATTTGTTAATAATACTTGAAAATATAAATTTTTTGCATATGTATATACGTTTGTAAATTTAGATGGATTATAAAAAATAGTTGATAAAATATTATATAAAATTGAATAATTATCAGATATATTCTGTAAAATATATGAATTAAAATTAGTTTTAAACGTATTTTTTTGTGATGTTTCTACAATAATATTACCATTCAAATTAAAATCAATATTTGATGTACTCGAAATATAATTTGTATATAAATTAATAGAATCTAAGTTAATATTCGAAATATCTATTTTTTTAATATCATAATCATCACTATTTGTAGTATTTGTTTCTAAAATAATTGTATTATTAACTACATATAATAAATTTGTAGTAAAATTTATTCCAGCATACTTTACATCAGTTGATAATATGTATATTTTATTTTCTATAATATAATAATTTTTTATTTTAAAAATACAAAAAGGTAATACAATTGATGAGCTTGTGATATTATAATAAAAATAAATATATCTATCATTTAAATTTATATTATATAATATAGATGATTTAGATAAATCCATTATAATTTCATAATCACCATTTAATTTTTTATCAATACTATTAATTGAATATAATTCACTGAAATCATTAAATGTAAATGTTGATGTGTCAGTAATAGGTGTTATTTTTATATTTATTAAATTAATATATGTAAATAAATTTGTATAATTAAATAATGGATATGATGTAATAATTTTTTCATCATATGAAGAATTTAATGTAGACGTTGTAATAAAATCAAACTTTAATATATTATATAATCCATATTTAACTCCATTATATATAATCATATTATCATTTGTGTCTGTTGTTAATACATATATTAAACGAGTATCAATAGATGTTAATGATGTATTTAACATAGTTGATGTAATAATAACTTGTTTAAGATCTGTTGTTTTATAATATGTTAAATCATATTCAGAAAATCCAATTAAGTCTTCGTCTCCACCATTTAATATATTATTAACACTTGTTTTATTATATAATGGAATTGGACGAACAAATCTTATAGAGTCAATATATTTTAATAATGAATCAATAACAGCAATTTCATTATTCTTAAATATATAATCCTTAATATTTTTAATAAATATATTTTTTATATTATCTGATGTTAATAATGTTGTAGTATCATTTTTTTCAAATAAATCAGATATAATATTAAATGTTGCCGATAATTTATTATTTCTGTTTGAATAAAGTAATATTTTATTATAAAATTCAGTGTAGTTTGTTTCTATAATAGGTACTGCTATATTTGGATATTCAAATGAAACATTTGCATTACTAAATATTAATGGATCGGGATTAATTTCAAAATAATATGGTGATGTTGAATTTTCAATAAATTGATTTAAATCAATTTTTGGTATTACAACTTTATAAGATTCTTGATTGAGAACAGAATCATATTGAAATAATTGATAATTTGTAGGTATATTTGTATAATTTAATTGATATTCTATGATATCCTTGAATGTATTCAAATTGTATAAGTTATAATTATATATACTTTGATTAATTGATTTATATGAAAATTGATTTTTTATGTTGTTGATTTCAACATTTGAACTATTATTATATGAAATATTGATTTGGGGTAATTCTATTTTTAATTGTACACCTCTTAATAGATCACCATTTTTTGGTATTTCTAATTGAACAAGTCCATCAAAGTCAACTTGTGATGTAACAGGTATTTCATAATTAAAAATAGAAAAACTCGAATGTTTCATATATACTTTCTTAAAATGATTCATTTCAGGTTTAGATGTAAGTATTTTATCTTCGGCGCCACTTGCCAATAATTGTATTATTCCAGAAGGCATATACTCTAATATATAATGATCTTTTAAATAAAAATTATTTTAAATAATTTTTATTTTCAACATAAATAAACTTTCTCTGTACTTTTGAAACCATTAAAATTTGTTGAGGATACAGTAGTATATGCTCCCATATTTTTAATTTCAAAATAATCACCAATTTCTAATTCAGGTAATTTTAATTCCTGAATTTTATCTCCAGAATCACATGTTCTCCCAAAAATTACTGAATCATACTCTTTTCCCGTTTTTCTTGATTGATTAACAATTTCAAATTTAGGATTTGCCATATCATATTTAATATTAGAAAATGAGGAATATACACTTTCATCAATTATATAAAAGGTCTTATTATTTGTTTTTCTTTTTGCTATTATCGGAACATATAATGTATGTGTTTTAGTCATATAAAAACGACCAGGCTCAGATATAAAATTTATATCCTTGTATGGATGAAATCCATTCTTAAACATATCAACTGCTTCATTAATCTTTTTTGCTTGATCTAAAAACTTTTCATCACATTCACCAGCAAATCCACCACCAATATCTATTATTTTATATTCATGATTTAAATAATTTGATTTTATCATTATATCAGATACCATTTTAACAGCATCATAATATTGATTTGAATTAAAACATCCACTCCCAACATGAAATGAAAATCCCGATATATTCATTTTGTATTCTTTTGCTCTTTTCAATATATCCATACTTTCCTCAAAACTCGCACCAAACTTCGAACTAAACGGCATTAATGAATCTTTGTCATTAACTTTCACTCTAACCATTGTTTCTATCTTCTTATTTCTTAATTTATCTAATTCTTCCAATGAATCAACAACTGTTATGGGTATTTTTTCTTTAACAGCATAATCAATATCATTTATATTCTTATATGGATTTGCATAGATAATTTTTGTACTACTAATATTACTATTTAGAATTTGTTGTATTTCACCTCCACTGGCACAATCAAAATTTACATTATGTTCATTTAATATATTTATTAAATGTGGATCATCATTACATTTTACAGCATAATGTGGTTGTATCCTTGGAATTTTATTTTTCCATAAATTGATTTGTTCAACTAGAGGTTTTCTACAAATTGTGAAGAATGGTTTTTGAATGTTGACGAGTTCAGTGAGTTTTTTCAGTATGATAATAATAATGCTTGAAAATAAAAATGAAGAATTTAACAAATCAATTTTTTTATTTGATTTTTATTTGATTTTTATTTATATATTAAAAACAAGACTTGCCATTCCATTTTTAAAACTAAGAATATTATATCCTAATGCATATGTTTTTATCATAAATGCATCTGAATTAGTAGTTACACAATCTATAAATTTTTGATTAAATTTATATATAAAAGACTTGTATTTATATGAACTTAAATTAACTGCTCCACTTGGTTGATATTCTTCTGGATTTAAAGAAAATGAATAAATATTAATACCATCAGAAGGTGTTTTAGTATGGTATGCGTATGGTTGAACATAATTTGTAAAATTTGAATCATAGTTTTGGAATCTTTCATATTGTTCAAAACTATATGATGATGTTTGAATTGGATTCTTATCATTAAATGTTGTAACATTTGTATATAATTGATCTAGCATAACATATGAGTCTGTTTCTGTAACATAAAATTCAGAATAAATTGTTATAGATGTTAAGTCTAACGCTTTTACAACATAAGATCCATTATAAAACTGAGAATTAAAAATCTTAACTGTATCACCAATATTAAATACATGATTTCCAATTAATAATTGTACTTTTTGTTCTAATGTTGTTGTTGGAACGTTGTTTATACTCGAGATATTATATATAACACCTAAATCATATATATCATAAAATTTATTTGTTAAATTTTTATTACTTTGAGCAACCCAAAACATTTCCTTAACAGAATTAACAAAATATGATTCTATTGTTATTTGATTAGATGTTAACATAGGATAATTATAATTTTGAACTACTTCAATTAAATATTCTTGGGATGATTGAGAAAACTTTGTTCTTTCATCAACATCTAAATATATATAATCAACTAATAAACTAATATCAGTTAATTGAATCATAGTTTCAAAATCTGTATCAACAGGTGCATCAGTATATATTAATTTTTCTATATTATTTAATTCAAGTTGAATTCTAACTTCATTATATCTTAAAAATATTAATGGTAATGCTCCAGATATATATTTATTAAACCAGAAATTTAGAGGAATATACATTGTATATCCTGTTTTTATATCATATGAATATTTTGTCAATTCATCAATATTTCCAATCATTTTATCATATACTGATTGTAATTCACTATTTAATGATAATTCATTCCAAATATTATACCAATCATTGTTGTGTTGATCTATTCGTTGTCCACCAATTTCAACAAATAAGTTTTTAATAATTTGATGACCTAATTTTTTAACCCAACTGAATTTATAATTTTCATAATTTCTATGTAAGTTTGAATAATCAGAAATATTTTTAAATAAATATTGATCCATTTGTGATGACAAATTTTTAAAAATTGTTAGATCCGCATTTATTTTTGCAATTAAGGCAGCCGAATTTGAAAAACTGTTGATCGAGTAATTTGTTATATTTTTAACAATATCAATATCTGTTATTCTACTGTTATTGAATGATGAACCATCATATAAATAATTACCATTTGAATCATAAAAATTTGCAACGAAAAAGTTATTTATTTGGATTTTTATATTAAAAAGAGCATTGTATTTTGATTTTAAATTTGAATATTCTGTAGATGTAAAATATACATTAACAATCTGTTGTATTTTACTAAAAAGTGTTGTTAAACTAATTGTTTGATTAATTGTTTTTAAATATGATGTTAGTTCACGATAACAACGATATAAAAAGTTCATTATAGTTTTAAAATTTGTGTATTGTATTTGTAAATTACTTATGTTATTCTGATCACTTGAATTAAATGTTGATATAAAGTTTGGATTAGGAATATTAACGGATGGAATTATAACTTTTAAATACATTTTACTTACCAAATCGCCAACTCTGTCTAATGTACATGATATTGTATTATTAAAATTTTTAGTTCCACTAAAAGTTTGTTCAATATTTTCTATCGCAAAATTTGTATATCTTCTGTATACAATTTTAAAAAATGTTATTTGAGGCATGCCAGTTAAAAATACATCGGCTGCGCCATAGGCTACAATTTGTATTAAACCTCCTGTCATTATAATATAATAATATAATATTATTATTATATATATTAAATCGAAGGGATGAACTCCCAGTTTAAATGATTACATATTTTTTTCCAAATTACATCCATATCCTTTATTTTCTGGTCTGATTTTAATAAATGGATAAATTGTAAGATATAATCTAACTCAATTAATTCACATAGTTTATAAATAATATATGAATAACTAATTAAATTTTTTCTTACATTCGGTTTGTAAATCTTAAATGGCTCTTGAACTTCTCTAAACATTTGACGTAATTTTTCCTCTTTATCACGCGCGATTTGTGGTGGTTCCTTTCCTGTAGTTTTAAATATAATATATGGTATATCATCATAATATTTATTTAATGATAATTTACGTAATATTTCACGCATATAATAAGGTGTTATATTTTTAGTATCATTTTTTAAATCATATTTATTAATTTCTTTTTTAATTTTTTCACATATTTCTTCAGATAATTCAATAACTTCTTTTCCTTGAATTTTATTTAACCATTCATTAAAATGATTCATTGTTTTATAAGCAACATATGTTTTTGTATCATTACATTCTTCCTTGTAATTGGGTATATCACTCTCTACAAGAATCATTTCACTTGCTCCACATATTTTACATACCATTAATCCATTGTGTAAATCTAATATCATTTCGTCATTACATGCTTCACATTTTTTATAAACATTATCAAATTTATTTTTCTTTTTATTTGACTTAATAACTGTGTCTTTGTCAACTTTCGATAAATATTGATTCAATAAATTAAATTTATCATTCGCATCATCTTCATAATCCATTAATATATCAAACACTTCATGATAATAATCATATTCATCATATAACGATAATTGTTGAATTTGAGATTTAAGTTCTTGACTCTTTAGATTAATTAAATTTTTTTCAGAAACATTTGTAATTATTTTTAATTGATCATCTAGTTTGGTGATCTCTTTTTGTATTTCTTCTATTTTTAATTTATTATTATTTAAATCACTTGTAATTTCTTCATGTCTGGTAGCAAGGTTTGATTTAACTGGTTGTTTCTTAATTGATTGCAAAATTGAATGATATTTAGAGTTCTTGTTTTTAAACATATAATATATAAATAAAAGAGGCTCTATATAAAATAGTATAGTTTTTTAATTCGAATTAATTCTTTTATTGAATATTTTTTTTCTATATAATTATTATATATATATTCAAATGGGTGGCGGTTTAATGCAATTAGTAGCTTACGGCGCACAAGATGTTTACCTCACAGGTAATCCCCAAATCACATTCTTCAAGGTTGTCTATCGCAGACACACCAACTTTGCCATGGAATCCATCGAACAAACATTCAACGGAACAGGAGCCTTTGGTAACAAAGTCCAATGCCCCGTTGTCCGTAACGGAGATTTAATCACAAAGATGTACCTCAGAACAACTGTTTCTACAGGAAACACCTCAACATTAGCATCAACATCAACATACTACAACGCAAAATGGGCATGGTGCACATCTCTCGGACACGCACTCATCTCATCAGTTGAACTCGAAATCGGAGGAACCCGTATCGACAAACACTGGGGTGAATGGTTAACCATCTGGAATGAACTCAGCAGAAAGATCGGACAAGACCGCGGATACAACACCATGATCGGAAACGTACCCGCATTAACAGTTCTCGATTACCAACACCCTGCATACACCATGTGGGTTCCCCTCAAGTTCTTCTTCTGCAGATTCGATGGATTAGCACTTCCCTTAATCGCTCTCCAATACCACGAAGTCCGTATCAACTTCGAATTCGTCACAGTTGACCAATGCTTAGTAATGGAAAACGTATCAGGCGGAACAGGAAAGGGATTAGCAACAGCACTCGGACTCACACTCTCCGACTGCTCTCTCTACGTAGACTACATCTACCTCGATTCTGAAGAACGCAAACGCTTCGCCCAAGCCTCCCACGAATACCTCATTGAAGCCCTCCAATTCCCTGGATCAGAATCAATCACTGGTGTCAACTCCAAATTCAGATTAAACTTAAACCACCCCTGCAAATTCTTAGTCTGGACCAACAAGCTCGGACGTTACACCAATGGTAACACAGTATTAGCATACCACCCAACTGACACATATGCCACACAACTCGCAGCAACAAAACGCTTCGTTCTCAGATACGCCGCATACAACACAGTCTCAAAAACTGTATCTACAAACGCATATGGACAAGTCCAACCTGTTGCCAGCAGCGCATCAACAACATCATTATTCAATAAGATTAACCCCGTAGCAATCTCTCAATCTGGAACAAGCGGTGCACAAGGTGATATTGATAACATCACAATCCTCGGAGAACTCTTACCCCTTGACCTTGTATCACAAACAACTTCAGCATTTACAGGAACAATCACCGTTGTATTTGCGTCAGGAAGTGTCTCATGGACTGTACCCACCCCAGATACCAACCTTACAGGAGATGGTGTCGTAGCAAAAGACATTATCCTCTACCAATGGGATAACTTCGGTAACCAACTTGACGGAACAGAAAACTCCACTCAACAAGCCTTACTCCAACTCAACGGACAAGACCGTTTCTCCCAACGTGAAGGAACCTACTTCAACTATGTCCAACCTTGGCAACACTTCAGCAACACACCCAACGATGGTGTCAATTGCTACTCTTTCGCCCTCAACCCCGAAGAACACCAACCCTCCGGAACATGCAACTTCTCCCGTATCGACAATGCAACACTCTCCATCACATTCGGACGTGTCGCAGCATTCACAGGAGCAGTCACCGCCGGATCAGTTGAAACAAACTACCTCACTAACTACCTCAACTCTGGATCATCAACATCCAACTTCAACGTCTGGGCAGTTAACTACAACGTCTTACGTGTCATGAGTGGCATGGCGGGACTTGCCTATTCAAATTAGAAAGGGTATTATTATTATTTTCAGATTTGGGATTTTTCCCAAAGCCTGACAAAAATTGAAAGAAAAATAAACTAACTTAAAGACATATTATTTATATATAATATATACATAATGTCTCTCTCAAATCGTACCAAAACCAACGTAAAAGTTGAAGAAAAAATAGAAATTAAAAAAACTGTTCCAATAATTGAAAAAAAAGTTGTTGAAAAAATTGTTCCAATAACAAGAAAATACATTGAAAAAGTTATTGTTGGTGAAAAAGAAGAAATTGAAATCAAAACAAAAATTACAAATAAAAAAATTACAACAATCACTCATAAAGATATTGAATTCAAAGATAAAAAATATACTGTTTGTTATACAAGTTTTAATGATGAAGATATTTTATTTGTAATTGATTTTAATAAAAAAGAACAAGTAATATACAAAAAATGGCATAAAGTTAATTCAGGTGATTATATAGCAAATACATATTATGAAGATGATGAATATAAAATGAAACGAGATTTATATTTACATAATTTAATAATGAATAAATTAACATTTGATGGAAAAGGACAACATCATTCAATTGATCATATTAATAGAATAGGTCGTGACAATCGTACAGAAAACTTACGTGAATTAACGCAAAGTCATCAAAACATAAATCAAAAAAAGAAAGAGAGAAATATTGAATTACCTATTGATTGTGGAATTAATCCCCAAGATATTCCTAAAAATATTTATTATAGAAAACCAGAAGGTCTTCATGGAGATAGATTCTATATTGATATTAAATTTACGGAAAATCCATTTAAATGGTATTCAACAAGTTCAAAAAATATTGATTTAAAAACAAAATTACAACATGCAATTTTAAAATTAAAAGAATTTAAAACAAACAATCCTGAATATGCTGAAATATTAGATATTGTAGATAATGTTAAACAACGTAATGAACTAATTGTATCATTCAACGTAATCCTCATGAAATCCGGCTTTCCCCAACAAATCATAGACAAAAACTTGGCACCCCTAGAAAAAGTCCCAGAAGAAAAAATAAATATTGAAGCAGAAAATTTAGCAAAACAATTAATAGACATTGGATTAAAAGGCATTAAAACCAGTTTACCTCCAGACTGTGGAGTAACACAAGACATGATCCCAAAACATTGCTACTATAAACCAGAAACAGAAAAACGTGGCGGTAAATTCATTATAGAAAGACATCCCGTTCTTGTAGCAAAAGGTGTTAGACAATGGGCAACAACAGAAAGTAAAAGTAAAACGATTAAAGAAAAATTTGATTTATTAATAGAGAAATATAATGATTTGGAAAAATAATATTTAGATAATATATAAATATAAATGAAAAGATTAGATAATTATGTTAAAATGATTGGGGGGGTAGCGACTGCAGAGTATACAGCTGTAGCATCAGCATATGCTAATTTAATAGATGAAATAGCATCAGCTTTTAGAATAGTACTACCAGCCGCACTAGCGGCTGGTGCAACTATTGCTGAAATTAGAGTAAGATCATTCGGAGTACAAACAGCAGTAGCAGCAGCAGCAGCACCAGCAGGAATAGATCCCGGGTATGCTCCTGCTATTAGAGCTCTTGCAGACCGCGCATTATTAGTAATACAATCAGCAGAAGCAGCATCAGCAGCACTAGCAGCACCAGCACCAGCAGCAACAGCAACAATAACCGCAACTACTGTTAATGCTGCTGCTGCTGATGTTGCTGCTGCTGCTGCTGATGTTGCTGCTGCTGCTGCTGGTGCTGCTGCTGCTGCACCAAGGGCTGGGCAAATTGTTGCTGCTGCTGCTGATGCAGCAGCAACAGTAGCAGAAGCAACACTCGCCGGAACAGCTGAAGTTAACGCAGCAGCACCAGCACCAGCACCAGCACCAGCACCAGCACC